AGCTGTAATCTTAAACTTCATCCTAACATACTCCTGTTATCTATATCTCTAATCATTGCTTTGAGATACCACTCTGCCTTTTTCAAATCTTCTATACCATTCTTATAGCGCCAACGGTGAAGATATTTTATTACATTGCCCTGACAATAGGAAGAAAACTCTTCACCTAGTTGCTGCTGAATATAATCAATACACTCCATACCACCATTATTGTAGTGTGGAGGGCTGTTAACTTTATCTACTTCCACTTGCTCAGTGTCCCTAGTTGTATTCTTTTCTTCTTTTCTGTCAACCATTTTTTAGGTATCTCCTTGTCTGTCCATTTAAATCCATACTTATCACACCAATCACAGTATCTAGTCTTTGATCCTTTGTTAATAACATTGTATGCGTTCTGAAACAAGAAGCGTATATCTAGCTCAGGATACTGCTCCTGTATTAGCAAGTGCTTTACCCTATCTTTGGCTTTGAACCACCCTTTCGCCTCAATAATAATACCATTGTTAAGAACAAAGTCAGGCTTATAGAGTCTAAACATTTGTACTGCGTATCTGATAGACATCTTTTCATATCGAATCCTTTGCTTGAGAAGGCGCAGCTCTTTTGCCACGCTCTCCTCAAACTTGCTCCTAAAGTGTATTTTGGGCATCGGCTAGTTTTACATAATTTATCAAAGGTGGTGTAGCCGACTTAGAAACTTTTGATGGAAGAACTTGAAGATTGTCCCAACACTTATCTCTGTAAGAGCAGAAACTACACTCAATACCTAGTTTCATATTACCACTAGGCTTACCATAGTAAGTCTCAGCTACAGGCTCGTAGCATCTCTCAAATGGCTCGTCTTTATTTATGTAGTCCACAGTGTCTTGTATCTTCTTCAGCTCTTCTTCAGCATCTACACCACTAGCACTAATGTATTTAAAGTTTCCGTTTGCTTTGTTTACAACCCACCATCCACCAACAGGAACACCTTTCGCTTTTGAGTAGCCAACGAGTTGTGACACATACCCAAAGCTGTCTTTGCTCTGCAGCGTTTCAAAGTCTGTAAATTTATTTTCGTATGCCCAAGGAGAGGCTGACTTAACATCGTCAACCTTTCCATTTAGTACGAGGTCATATGTCCCATCAACATGTCCCCCCTCAAGAGGTAAAGAAACCTGTTCACTATCACCAAACGGTACGTCTGCTGCTCTTAGTAAACCTTTAAATACAGCCTCTATTATATCCCCAAGAACCATGTTGATAAGAAAGTAAGGAGAGTCGGAAATCTTTTCGTCAGGGTGATTCTTTTCAAACCACAGCTGACATTTCTTACGTCCAATGTTAGACATACGAAGTTTAAACTTCCTCTTCTCCCCTGAGAATTGACGACCCAAAGCCTCCTCTACATCCTTGGATACGAGGTTAAGAATATCCTTATCCATACTAGCTTTGCCTAGCATGACGTTTTGTAAAAAAGTGTGGATCGCCACTTCTGCAGGATGGTTCATAGACTACTCCTCAATCTCAACAATGTTAGCAGCAATCTCGTCTTCCTGATCAGATAGTTCCTCAGGTCTACGATGCTCCTCCCATTTGCTGATTGTTATTGAGTTCATAGCCTCAACCCACTCAACAAAGTTATTCAGCACTTCTTGGTCATCAGTGGTAATCTCTACTACTTTACCTAATACAGGCTTAACCACAGCATAAGTTGCGCCACTAGGTATACTCTTTACTTCTGAGCCAAGATGTAACAGGTGCTGAATGGGAAGCCTATTCTTTCTCTGAATCTGATTGAACATATCCGTCATAGCCTTAAAGCTATCTCTGTTCTTAATCCTCATCAAGAAAGGGAACTCTTTAACATCCACAGGTTTACCATCGGCATCCTTAGCTTTGTCAAGTGTACACAGACCAAACACAATCTTGAACCTATCAACAGATCGCATGAGGTCTTGTGTCTCTTGTGGCAGCGCTTTGAAGTCCTTAACGTAGCCTGAAGGTCTACCACAGTTAAATGTACCATAGTTGTCCTTCAGATCGCCATTCAAAGACGTTGCCATTACAGTTCGTAACATTCTACCTTCACCACCATCAGGCTTCTGATAGTGCTTATCATAGCGCTGAAACTGAAAGCGCTGCATGAAGGGGCGAATAGTTACCTTATTGCTGTAATAGATTGTATCATCAGGAAACGTAACAGAGAAAGCTCCTGCCTTGACTATAGCTACTTCCATAGTCTCGCCTTCTACTTCCTTTGTACCCATCACATTCTGATGTACTTGTTTAATCTCTGCTAAAGCTGATGTGCTTTTTGCAGGAGCGTTTGACATCCCCATCAACTCTGCCAAGTCAGCAGGGGATTTACCAATTATGTCTAATGCGTTTTCCATATATGTATATTCTCCTAAATTATGAAACGAATTTTATCAGACTACATCTTTAACGTCAAGCCAATTATCACCTATTTTTGACTCAAGTAATAACGGAACATTAACATCGATGTTGTAGTAGGACTCTACTATACTCTTTAAGTTTTTGTTTACATCATCTATGATACCTAATACATCCTTCTGCTCTAACGGATGCACATCTAATACCACAGAGTCATGCACACTGTTCACTAACATACTCTTGTAACCATTTAATCTAGTCTCAATCTCCAACATTACAATAGGAACTATATCTGCTGTAGCAAAACCCTGAACAGGATAGTTCTTAATCATGGTAAAGTGTGTTGGAGTTCCACTTGCCCTTCTCTCTACATCAGGAAAAGCATACTGCCTACCTGAAGGTATCTTTATTCTGCCAAGGTTTATAGCCTCGTCTCCTAGTTTCTTATGCCACTTGGCTATGCCTTTGTATTTATCCATAAAGTGTGTGTAATACTCTGCCTCAGCTTTCGTTCTACCGAACCCTGTAGCTCCGTAGAGAGGCGCAAAGGTATGTGCCTTAGCTTCTTGCCTAGAAGTAGGTTGCCCTGCCTCAGTGATGATCTTTGCAGTGTAGGAGTGAACATCAAATCCTGTGGACACTTCTTTCATCGCCACTTTGTCCTGAGATAAAAGTGCTGCAACTCTAAATTCTAGCTGTGCAAAGTCTGCTTCTAGTATCTTACCCTTCAATCCAAATGCATCGCTGTTCCAACGAGACACAAACACCTTCTTAACAGGGAACGTACCACCTCTAGGCATATTCTGCATGTTAGGATTGCGTCCACTGAAACGTCCTGTAGCTGTGACATGCTGTGTAAGACTAACGTGGAGCATACCATCCTCTTTTGTGTAGTGTTCTATTCCGTCAACAAAGGCTGACAGATAGCTTGACACAGCACTTTGTCTCTTTAGGTCTGTCAAAAATGCCTCTGCCTCTGACATCTCCATAGCCTTAGCTATGTTGATAAGCTGATCCAAGTTTCCCTTGCTTGTGGAGAAACCGTTAGCACTTAGCCATGCTTTTGATGGAGGAAAAAACCCTAGTCCTGCCATTTGTTTTAGCTTAGTAAGTTTATACCCTCGTGTATCACAGGCTGTGCATCGATTTGGTTTGGCAAAACGTGTCCCATCCTTCTTAGTTTTAAACACCTTGCCCCTTCCGTTGCAAGCTTGACACACACTAGCCTTTGTTTTGACCATCATAGCACTATTGTCCTTGACAGCCTGTTTAAATTCTTCTTTTCCCTCAACAGTATCAAAGGCTATCGCCCACTTTTTCTTGTCGTATAGTATTCTAGAGTAAATTACCTGACTAACTTGCTCAGGAGAGTTAAGATTTATTGGAGTATCACCCATTAAGCTCTTGACTTTTTCATTTAACCTATTTTCTATCTGCAGCAGCTCGTCTTCAAACTGTTTTCTCACCTCTTTTAGCGCAGTTTTGTCTATGTTAAACCCATTCATGTACATTTTTGTCAAAGTTTTGCACACTTTGTTGGTAGTGTCCCTTACATTTACTAAAGATTCAGACTCAGACTTGGCATATTCATCTAGCAGCCTCCAATATAACGATCTAGTAACCTTTAAATCTTGTTCAAGGTAGGTTGACAGCTCATCTAGAGGTATCTCATCTGTTTGAAAGCCTCGTCTAAAGTAATCCTTTAGTGTATCAGACTTCTTCATGTCCAAATCGTAGCGCAATGCACAGTTTTCCAGGCTAACAGACCCTTTTTGTCCACGCTGTAGTATGTAATCCCCTAGCATAGTGTCAAATATCTCACCATCGTATTTAAAACCACATGCCCACAGCCATTGTAGGTCATACTGTAGGTTATGTCCTATGATTAGTGAGGTATTATCAAGCGCTTCTTGTAGTTTTTTCTGTGCAGAGTCATCCTCAATGGTCTTTTCTTTATGGTCAAAAACAAATATAGTTTTTTCTTCTTCCTTAATATGATCCATGATACCCACGAGTGTCAAAGAGTTGTCAGGCTCAAATGGGTCAAGGTGCAGCTTACCATCTCGTTTAGTTGTGGTGTTTTCTACATCAAGTATTATCTTCATAGTCTACTTATCCTTTCTTTCATTATAATGATGCTCTGCATGGCAATTAGCACAGTATATAACACACTTTCTTATTTCCTCCTTTAATGTTTTTATTGAATACAGTCTCATTTGAGATACTTCTCGTTGTTTTTCCTCTTTTATTACATGATGAAAATGCAACGCATCTGAGCATTTATTATACCCACAAATTGTACAACCA